ATGCGATCGAGCTTTATCTTGTGTGTTGCCGCTACTTCGATTACTGGATTGTACGTTGTAGCGAAGGTCTCAAATGTCAGACATATTCGTGAATATGTGTCTGTTCATTTGGGACAATTTGCGCGAAAACCATCGGTTAATCCGTTGGTTATTCGCGCACAGTTCGGAGATATTCCGTGTTCTGCTCTATCTGCGCAGGATGGCCATACTCATGGTCAATCTGCGGCAGATCGCTCAACTGGAACTTTCTTCATTGATGTCATATCTCGGCTTCTAGGCCGAGATGCGTACTTCTACCAATGTTCTGCCGCTGACCAGCGTAATGGTCGGCTCGGTTCTAGAACGTATCACTGGGTTAAGGATATGAATGTCCGCGCTGAGGTCTTTGATCCCAGCGAGGAGGATATCTTAGCAATGGTGGATGTCGATCAGTATGTCGACATGAATGCTGTGATGGTTGAACGTTTTCAACCATTGCTCATTTATACGTTTCAGCCTCGTGTGGTCGCGCGTGAAAAGGGTGAGTTTTCTTACACTTTTAACGAGCGCAACGAAGTTGTCTACCGGGTTTCGGGTGGGGGTTTTTACTCACATCCGGTGTGGAACTTTGCGGGTGACTCACTCAAGTTTACAAAGAGATTTTGTGGATTTGCTTATAAAATGAGTGTTTACCAGCTTGAAAGAAAACAGATGGATGTTGATCATCAACTGTTGCTATTGGCGCCGCTTGTTCAGTTTTCTGGACTATCGGCTTTTATGGCTGATCTGTTTCTGGAAGGCGAACCCCTTAAGCGACTGCGTGTTGCTGTAGGACGGTTTACCCGCATGTTTGTTCAGAGGAATGACGGTTTAAGCGTCACAACAGGATTAGTGAACGGCTATAGTGTTGCTGATGTATCCGCCTCTGTCGACGATGAGCTGTCGAGTATTACTCGAACCAGCAAGGTAGGATTGTCGCTTCCCATGGTTAAGAAGAAAATGGGAGATGACGTGGCTGGTGCCGAAATCCTCTATGAATATCACAAGATGAATTCTAAGAGTATGGTGCCGCAAGTGACTTATCACCTAGATGAAAGGGTGAGAAGTTATCAATGGATGGAAGGTGAAGTTGATTTTGAAGCGAAACCAGGGATTGTGTCCTTTATGGATGCCCTGGTAGATGGAGCGTTTTGCCCCGTAAGGAGCAAAGCAAATGACGCGCGTGCTGTTAGAACGCGTGTTGTGGAACAACGGAACATCACTCTCATAACTCCCCATATTATGAAGATAGTGGATGAATTCTGGTCACTTGTATTAGGTGATCAGGCTGGTAAGTTGAGGCCGTATGATGAGGATTACCTGTTTGAGAAACAGAATAAACCAACTCAGAAAAGAATTCTGCATGAGGCTGAATTCTTGGAAGGTAACGAGGTGGTCAAGAGCTTTGGAAAGCGTGAAGCATATCCCAAAGTCAATGATCCGCGTTTGATTTCCACGGTTAACGGCCCTGATAAGCGTGATTATTCAATGTTCATGTATGCGATGTCGGAAATGGTTAAGT